AAAAGAAAAAAGATGACTAAGAAAATTGAAAAGGTTGTTTTAGTTGCATTAACAGAAAAAGAAGTAAAGTTCATAAAAAGTCTTACTCGTCCAATACATAATAGACTTTTAGAAGAAGATAGAAAAAGAGGTTATGTCACGCAACATTCAGATGAAACAAGAACCTTAACAGGATCGATTGGGGGAAAATTAAGTTTTGCTAGTTTATATTCAACATCTCAAAAGACTATGGAAAGAGATTTAGCTAGAAGATTAAAAGCTTATAAGGATGTAGAAAATGAATAAAAAACCGTGCGTGAATTGTGGTAAATATTTTTTTTACTATTCTCCCAATAAGAAGTTTTGTTCGGATAATTGTAGGTTTAACTACAATGACAGGCGAAAAAAAGTCTATGCTGAAACAGGATCATCCAAAACTAGATATGATGCAGCACTTGGTATCACCCTGCCCTATATTCCTGATCGATTGATTGTTAAAGAAATTGATTGGGAAGAACAGCGTTTGATCCAAAAAAAGCATTTGATCCAAGGAGATGAAGAAAGAAAAAAAGCATTAGAAATAAATTTTGTAGAAGAAATGAAAAGAGAAAACTATGACCCCTCTTAAACTTGATTTTAGATCATCCCCTGTGATTTGGAAGTTTTTAAATGATAATTCTTTTGTTCGTGCTGTTTTAGGTCCAGTTGGCTCTGGAAAATCTTATGCCTGTTGTGCGGAATTGTTTAAACGAGCTGTCAATCAGAAGCCATCCAAGCGAGATGGGATAAAATATTCAAGGTTTGCGGTGGTTAGAAACTCTTATCCCATGCTGAAAACAACGACATTAAAGACCTGGCTAGAATTATTTCCTGAAGATACATGGGGTGCGGTTCGTTATGCACCACCGATTACCCATCATATCAAACTACCTGCTAGAGAAGGTGCTGCTGGGATTAATATGGAAGTTATTTTTCTAGCGTTGGATCAGCCAAAAGACGTACGAAAGCTTCTTTCCCTAGAATTGACAGGAGCTTGGGTCAATGAAGCAAGGGAATTACCAAAGGCGGTGATTGATGGCTTGACCCATCGTGTAGGTCGTTATCCTTCCAAAGCCGATGGTGGACCAACTTGGCGAGGGATAATCTTAGATACAAACCCTATGGACAGCGATCATTGGTATTTTCACTTGGCTGAAAAAGAAACGCCCAAAGGTGAATTTAGATGGCGGTTTTTTCGACAGCAAGGGGGCGTATCGGAAGTATCCCCTAAAGATGTACCTGCTGAAAGTCCTGAAGCAAAAGGATTTATTTTTTCGGCTGGTAAATGGTGGCGAACGAATAACAAGGCAGAGAACCTTGGGAACTTACCCTCTGGATATTACGAGCAGTTGCTAGGGGGTAAGAAACTAGATTGGATCAGGTGTTATGCCGAAGGGAAGTATGCGTTTGTTCAGGAGGGTAAACCTGTTTGGTCGGAATACGATGATGATAGTATGGTCGATGATCTAGCGATTGAAGAACATATTCCTATTCAGATTGGCTTAGACTTTGGATTAACCCCTGCTGCTGTTTTTGCACAGAAGTTACCCAATGGCAGATGGCATATTGTTCATGAGATTGTAACCTTTGATATGGGTCTTGAACGGTTTTGTCATATTTTAAAATCAGAGATTAACAACCGATTTCCCAAGATGGATATACAGATTTGGGGCGATCCAGCAGGTCAGCAAAGGGATCAAATCTTTGAAACAACGGCTTTTGACCATTTAAAAACCCATAATTTACTAGCTAGACCAACAGCCACCAATGATTTCAAGGTACGAAGAGAAGCATTAGCTGCTCCTATGGGGCGTTTGATCGAAGGAAAACCAGGGTTATTAGTCGATCGTAATTGTGTCAGGCTAAGAAAATCCCTTTCTGGTGGCTATCATTTCCGAAGAATAGCGATTGGAGCAGGTCAGGAACGGTATAAAGATACCCCAAACAAAAATGAACATTCCCATATTGGGGATGCAGCAGGTTACTGTCTACTTGGCGGTGGTGAACATCGTAGAATGACCAGAGGTACAAACCCACAATTTAGAAAACCAATACAAGCCAATATTGATTTCGATGTTTTTGCCTAGAGATTTAGAAAAAACCATGCAGATTGACGGTATATTTACCAGATTACTACCGTTTGACCCCTATCATTTGAGCCTGATGGAGTATCGACCCCTTGATGAAGCTGTTCTTTCTGCCAATTTAGACTTCATGGTAACAGATGGTTTGTCCTTTTCATGCTTTCATCGCAATCATTGTATCCTTGCTTTTGGTATTCAACCGATATGGAAAGGCAACGCTGAGATTTGGATGCTTGTAAATAAGTTTATCGGTAGGGATAAATTCATTTTTCATCGTTCTGCCAAGCGATTATTCCCTTTTATTGCTGAATGTTTACAACTTGTTCGCTTACAATGTCATGTCTGTTCAGAAAATGTTCAGGCTACCAAATGGATTGAGAAAATGTTATTTAATCAGGAAGGTTTATTGAAACATTATGGTCCAGAAGGGCGAGATTATTTTGTTTATGCGAGATACTTTAAGGGGAGATAGGCATGGGTGGTAACGGTTCATCTGAAAAATCAAGTGGTGGTAGTTCAAGTGGTGGTAGTAAAACGGCAAAGCAAAAAAAAGCTGATGCTGCTTATGAAAAGGCGATTAAAGAAAACCCAGATGCTCACTTTACAGGTTCAGCAGATTTATTAAAAGTTCTTCAAGGTAAAAACCTTAAAGAAAGTGGTTACAACAAAAAGGTGCAAGACGCATATAACGCACAACAAGCAGCCAATATGGAAGCAAAAAACATGATGGCTGATGGTACGCAAAAAGATGATGACAAGCCTGTCAAGAAAACTGCACCAATAACAACACAAGAAACAACAACGTCAACTACTCCTACTACTACCACTACTTCCACTACTCAAGGAAGTGCTGCTTCTGTAGCGGAAAGTACTTCAGCCGATACCTTACAATCTTCACAGCAAGGGGTAACAATATCCGATGAAGCCAAGGCAAAAGCATCTGCTTTAAACCTAGAATTGGTGAATACCGATGCGATCCAAGGTACAAATGAAGCCGATACACTACAGAAAAAACAAGCTGCGTTGCTCGAAGCCGAAAGACGACAAGCCATTAGACGTTTGATTGCTCGTAACCGAAGGGCAAGGTTTGGTGGCTCTAGGCTTCTTATGTCATCCGCAAGATTAAACCCAGGTCTAGGCGTATCTCAAGAACAAACAACATCACTTAGTCCAAGAATGAACCCAAGGGATAGCTATGCCTAAACTTACACCAAGCGAAATAAAGAAAAAATACGATAAGTCTACTTCTCATAAACGACAATGGCGAGATATCTATGAAGATGCTTACCGATATGCTCTGCCTATGCGTAATCTTTACGATGGATACTACGAAAGCGCACCTGGTCAGGATAAAATGTCGAGGGTTTTTGACAGTACAGCTATTCAATCTACTCAAAGATTTGCCAATCGTTTACAATCAGGCGTGTTTCCACCCCAAAGAAACTGGTGCAGATTGACCCCTGGGGAAGATATACCCAAAGAACAGCATACAGAAGTACAAACAATCTTGGATAATTATGCCGAAAGGATGTTTTCTATTCTACGTCAGAGTGCTTTTGATCAGGCAATGGGTGAGTTTTTACTTGAACTAGCGGTGGGTACGGCTGTGATGCTGATACAACCTGGGGATGATACTGTACCTATTCGATTTACCTCTGTTCCTACTTTCCTTGTTTCTTTTGAGGAAGGTCCACATGGCACGGTGGATAAGGTCTATCGCAGAATAAGAAAACCTTTTCGTGTGTTGGATATGGAGTATCCAGATATTAACATCCCTGATGAAATGGCTCAACGCTATGCAGGGGATGATAATGAGAATGTTGACCTGATTGAAGCAACCTACTTCATGAAGGAAGATGGAACATATTGCTATCAGATTATCGATGAAAGTGGACAGTACGAATTACTATCAAGGGAACTTAAATCTTTTCCTTGGATCATTGCACGATACATGAAAGCTTCCAATGAAATCTATGGTCGTGGACCTGTATTGACAGCTTTACCTGATATTAAATCTTTGAACCGATCTATCGAATTAACCCTGAAAAACGCAAGCCTGTCGATTGGAGGGGTTTTTACCGCAGCGGATGATGGTGTTCTGAACCCTTCAACGGTTCAGATATTGCCTGGTGCTATCATTCCTGTTGCAAGAAATGGTGGTCCACAGGGCGAGAGTTTACGACCCTTACCTCGTTCTGGCGACCCCCAGCTTTCACAGATTGTAGCTAATGATCTTAGGCAAGCGATCAAAAGGATTATGCTTGATGAAAGTCTTACACCAGATAATATGTCAGCTCGTTCTGCAACAGAGATTACGGCAAAGCTTTCTGAATTATCACAAAACCTTGGCTCTGCATTTGGCAGATTAATCAATGAAACCATGTATCCTGTGGTACGAAGAACCTTAGAGATTATGGATGAAAGGGGCATGATACAACTTCCGTTGAAAGTCAATGGCGTACAGGTCAAGATTGTACCAACAGCACCCCTCGCCCAAGCACAAAACATGGAAAGAGTACAGGAAGTCTTACAGTTTGCACAAATCGTACAGCAAACGCCAATGGGTCAGTTTGTTTTAAAACAAGATGCTTTTCTTGATTACCTAGCTAAATCGATGGCTGTTCCTAGTGAAATGATTACAACGCCTATGGAACGCATGGAACTACAAAAACAGGCAATGGCTATGGCTCAAGCACAGGCACAGGCACAAGGACAACCAATGGAGCAGCAACCAAATGAAGCAACAGCAGAAGAAACCGTCAATTAGTCAGCCTGGTTGGGAAGGTTTAGATGCTCAGTTTGGTTATCAGGAACAAGCTGCAACGCAACTAGACAAGTATTATCTAAACTGTTTTGGCAGTGAAGCAGGCAAGAAAGTCTTACAGGATTTAGAGAATAAAATCCTACATCAACCCTCTTGGATACCTGGTAGCAATGAACA